TGTTGGTGTAATAAGATTCAAACTCAACAGACTGGATATTACTGGGCAGTGGCGTGTCGTTCAATATCTCGATCTTGACGGCATCGGATTGCGAGAAGATAGGGAACCGGAAGTCGCCGGTCTCGGAGGGCACGCTTCCCAAGAACGCCCCCGCATTCAGGAACCGGCCAGAGAACGGGTAGATAGAAGTCGTCCCATCGTCCCCTCCTACTAGCGGAGTGACCTGCACAGTGAAGCTCGCAGTCTCATCAAATACGACAGTCATATACCGAACTTGATGGCGGCCAGAGGTAATCGCCTGCACACCTCCGCCAGTCGATGGGGTCTTCATTATCGGCTTAGTCAGCTCGCATTTCATTGTGTAGCTCTTACCGATGTAGAATACCTCACCACTGGCCGGTTTTTCGCTAATGGTGACGAATCCAGCGTCACTAACCGCCGGTTCCGTGATCGTGGTCATGATCTCGCCGTCCTGAGAGACCACGGACATCGCCTCGCCGGACGCCACGGTGTACTTAGCGGTCCCAGTACGCCCGTTGTCGGTGAGCTGAATGTTCCAGCCCTTGCGAGTCGAGTTGTACATGGCGTTGATCTCAGACTCAGTAAGAGTACCGAGGGTGACCTTGATCCGTCTGTCCAGACACGTCACGTACGAGACGCCATCGTCTGTCAGTCCTGACTGGAGGTCCATCCGCTCGATAAACGTCTTCGAGCCTCGCTTCATCACGATGAACAGTGCGTTCTCGATGAAGTGGATGTCTACGATGGTCGCGTCGCTGAACGTGAACTTGCACCAAGCCGACTGGACCCTCTGCGTCCCTGCGTTGAAGAACTTGTAGATGTAGATCGTGTCTGTGGTCGCTCCAGAGGACCGAGCGATGATTGCCAGTATGTCCTCGTGAGTGGAGACCGTCATCTTCGCGACCTCTCCCACGATGTACCTAGGCGCTTGAGCCGTAGATTCCACGGCGTCGAACTGGATGTCGTTCTCGCCGGTCTTGTAGAACTCTCTGATGCCGCTGAAAGACCCCCGGTTGAACGCGAAGAACAGCGAGCGTCCCGCAGGGACTGGAGAGACTTTCGTGCTTACGTCGTAGTTAGTGACCTGATTGATCACCGCAGTCCTCGGTGAGAGTCCACCGTCAGCCCTGAGAGCGAACTGAGTCCTCTCCGAGAACATGATCAGACGGTCGTTGAACGCCTGAGACTCCTGAAGCTCGTTGACCTCGGATCCGCCAACTGCAAGATCGATGACTGCGGAATCGAGGAGCTGGACCACAGTCAGCCTGAAGAAGTTGAAGAACTGAGCGGACTCGCTCAGGATCACGTTCTCGCCGCTGAGGAGGGCCAGCCTGTTCCTGAAGAATCCGATGTTGTTTATCTTCTTGTCCGTGAACGATGGGAACGGGTTGGTCAGGTCGTCTCCTGACTCTCTGTCGCTGAACTTGAAGTCGCTGTAGTCAGACCCGGCTGGGGTCACGCTAGTGTCCGCAGATGTCGTGCCGTCAGCCCGTTTGACTATGAACGTCCCGTCCGATTGTCGGATCAGGATGTGAGGCATCGTGTCGTAGTCCCACCTGAACGACAGGCCCGGTCCTACAGTCTCGACCCACGTTCCCTTGCCGAAGTCAGCCTCTCCGTTCGTTCGGAACTTGACGAAGTAGTCGTCGATCTCCTCGTCCGGGTTGCCCTCGACCTTCACGATGTAGTTGTGCTTGCTGATCGGGGGCAGCTCAGAGAAGTCCTGAACGGAGTCCTTGATCACGGACATGCCCCTGCCGCCGAACGAGTCCTCAGCAGTCAGCGTGAAGTCCTTGCTGGTTCCACCGGCAGGCCGAAGGGGTCCGTTCTCTTTCGCCTTGATAAAGATAACGCTGCCAACGTGTCCAGCGTCAACTATCTCGTCCTCGTTGGGTGTCGCATCGAGGTGTCCGAGTAGGGCGTTTAGGCCGCCAAACGTCTCAGATGACGTAACAGTGACCTCTCCAGCCGCCGTGCCCTTCTTGTAGAAGAGCGCGAGACCTAGGTTCGTCAGCAGATTCGCGGCTGTCGAAACGTCCTTGCCGGGGATCACGGCGTTCGTTCCGTTTACGAGAACATCAGCAATCTGGGTGGCTGAGGGAGGCGTCGTCTCGAAGCTGAACTGACTAGATCCGAGATCCTTGATCTGAGGAGTGTGTCGGACCTCCACGTACGCCTCAGTCTCTGCTCCGGTGTAGTCCACGTACTTGATCGAGACACGGTGCGTAGACCCTGATCCAGACTCCTTGATCCAGATGAACCCCTCTCGCTCCAGTGACGCAGTGCCGCGAGAGAAGCTAGTGGACACCGTCGCGTCTTTCAGGACCGTCTTCTCCTTGTTCAGAAGAAATGTAACGTCTCCAATCGTCACGGCTCTGAAGCTGTCTTGAGGGGTAGCGGACCTGAGGTACGAATCGCTGCCCAGATCATACTTGACAGTCTTGGCAGTCCCAGAGTTCAGGTCGGTGACGTGGATGCCAGCGGTCGCTGAGGATCTGTTCGCCTCAATGCTGACCATGAACTCTTCTGAGCTGTCCCTCGTGACTACGTGAGTGAACGCCGACGATACGTCCAGAGAGGAGCCAGAGGAGTCCTTGATCTCGGCTACGTGGTTCGTCGGGGGTCTCTTGGTCAGGCCGCCTACGAGGAAGGGAACCGCGTTCTCCATCTCCTCCTGTTGATTAGGGAGGCGCTGAGAGTCCGGCTGCTGAGACACACCCCCAGCAAAGTTGGGAACTGAGGTGTTGATCAGCATCAGTAGATCCTTGTTCTCACGGCAGGCGGTCGAGATACGATACCGAATACGTCAAAGTGATCGAATATGGAGTGATCAGCAGTATCCGACTGGAACTCCTTGAGAAGCGCGAGGGCTCGTACCTCGTCCTGCTGAGAAAAGGCGTGGTGAGCCTGTGAACCGACCATTCGATCTTGGAAGATCCGGGCAGACCTCACCGTGATGTAGTTCTTGACCGGCTCAGGAAGCTCATCGAAAGTCAGGAGAAACACCACGGTCGCTTTCACGTCAGACTCGAACTCGTACGTGTTGTCAGTCCGATTGAACAGCTTGGAGCCTCTCTGAGTCACGTCGCGCTCGTCGTAGGACGTGCCGATGGATGTCATGTCGATGTCTACCCGCACCACGTTGTCGCTGAGTATGATCTCTTTGGACGTGGAGTCGGGGCTGAACACTACATCGCGTTGGGTGTTGAAGTGCCACCCGTGAGTCTGAATCTCTCTATTGACCTCAGTCAGGATGTTGCGAGCAATCGCTGCGTCAGCGTTCTTCTGGGCATCAAGAGAGTTGATAGGAGGCTCTCCGACAGCCGATAGCATCGTGTTGACTGCTTCCAGTTCAGTGGCTCTGTTAAGCGCCATGGATACCTCCTTGAGATTAAAAAAGGGGCCGACCCTGCGGAACAAGGCCGACCCCCGAATGGAGACTCATATGTACCAAGTGTACATAAAGTCGTAGCTGCTGTCTAGATCAACCAGCGTCAAGCATCAGTTCGATGCAGCACTCCTCGCGGAGAACGCCGTGACCCATCGCATACTTCGCCATCATCAGGGTGCCGAGTCGATCCATGTAGTACTCGGATTCCATCGACAGGTCCATCAGCTTGACGGTGCCGATTCCTTCGGTCTGGAAGACGATACCGACAGTATCCGAGAAGTCAGCGTTACCGTAGCCGGTGCCGCCGGATCCGAACACGTCGTTGTTGATCGCAGCATCAGCGTGAATCTCGCTGGCCTGAGCAGCACCGCTTGGGACGTGGTTGGACTTCAGGATGGTGATACCAGCAACCGAGGTGACCGTACCCGCAACGACCGAGCCGAGGTTACCCTCAGGGTTCTTGTCTCGGTTGATCGCATCCTGATTCTCCTTGACGAGCTTGTAATACTGGCTCGGCGGGAGAAGGCAGACACGTCCTTCGCTCGGGACGTTCTTCTGGTCGAACAGCTCGGCAGCAAGAAACAGTCCCTGAAGCAGCGAGTCACCCGTGGCGTCACTCGGAGCAGCGCCGTTGGTCTCAACCTTACCAGTCGTGATCCCGACCTCGTTAGCTGATGCGTCAGTGTTGTCACCAAGGTTGACCTTGGCTCCACCGAACTGATCATCACCACCCGCAAGAGTAGCGCCGAAACGACCCGTAGTAGCACGAGCACCCGCGATGACCGTACGAATCAGGTTCCTGTCAGCAGCGTAAGCAAGCTGTCGCCCGATTTCAGTCGAGTAGATGGACCGAACGTCATAGTGGTTCTTGGCCTCGTCGATATCGGACATGAATGCGGACGCAGTAAGCACACCGTCAATCGAGATGGTGCGTTCAGCGTGCTTGATCTGGGACAAGTACTTGTTCGCGTTGGTCTGAGCAAGAGCTTCAGAACCCTGAGCACCAGAGATCGTGTTGGTCACGGTCTGGTGGAACAGCGACTCACCGGGAGTGTGGTAAGCAGCCGCGGCAACGCCCGTGGTCGGGAACTGCGCAGTCTTACCGCTGGTGATCGTACGAACACGATGCAGAGGCATCATGAGGTTGTTCTCTTCAAACGTGGTAAGAACTTCCCCACTGAAGACCTTGAGGAACAGGGCATCAACGTCACCAGAAGCATTGATCTGCCCCAGACGAGATGGCTGAACTCCGAATTGAGATGAAGACATTAGTCTTGACTCCGTAGTTAGTAGTTTTAATTAGAGACAACAATGTGATGGCTGTCTCGGTAACTAAGGAATCTCAGTTATCCACCGCAGCAGGCCGGGAACCATCGTTCCTCGACATACCATCAATCACCAAGCACGGCATGACCAATATCGAGCGGTCAGTTTGTCCTTGGCGGTAGAGCATTTGTGGCGAGCACGGAATGACTTCCGCCTCTCCGGGTTATTCTTCTTGATCGTCATGTTCGCATCACCAAATCGGATGATCTTTTCCTTGCCTCCTTGGCAGGCTTTGACCACAGACTTCTTGCCGCCCTGAACAGACCTTCGAGGCTTGTTGCAGGGCATAGTCTTCTTGTTGATGCGCTTAGCCATCATTTCCCTCGGCTGATCATCTTCATGAAGCGGTCCTTGAAGCACATGCCTGCGACGAACCCGCCAACGGCGACGAGTCCCATGAACCAAGCAGTCCCAAGGAAGCTGGATACGGATGCGATAATCATTGTTTCTTCTCCTGAAGAATCTGTTTGACAGTCTTGTATGTCCACGCAGCACTGATGAGTCCCGTGAAGACAATCGCGGGGGCAAAGAGATAGTGCGAATATCTGGCAATGACAAAGTTCAGGACAACGAGTAGCAGTCCTCCAATCACCGGATACCACCCCTTCTTTCCCGAGGTGACAACAAGCAGTACCATCCCGGCTATCAGACACAAGCCGCCGGTCACAGACAGTACCGTCAACGGTTCCGACTCAGCAGTCTCCTTCAGACCCTTGAGGGCGCTTGAGGGAGGCCCGATGGGCATCGTCGTCCGACAGCCCACGAGTAAAACAA